GTTAGAGGATAAGTGTAAGGGTGCTAACCCTTGGAATGATGATTTCTTTAGACCTTCTATTTATTTATATGGTTTTGTTTGGCAAGATATTAACGAGGTTATCGTATCAGCGCACAGCGTTATGGATTATGTCAAAGAGCTGGCAAAGTTATACTCGAAGGAGAACGAGATGTTTGAATGGGTGACACCTACTGGTTTACTAGTTAGGCAGTCATATAACAATCAGAAAAAACTAAGGATAAGAACACATTTGAACGGTTCTACGGTGAGACTTAATTACCATGAGCCAATAGACGATTCGGTAGACTCCCGTAAAGCAGTATCGGGTAGCTCTCCCAACTTAGTACACTCACTAGATGCTGCGGCTTTAACAGCTACAGTTGTCAAGTGTGTAGAAGATGGCGTAACTGATTTTGCAATGGTGCATGACAGCTACGGAACACACTCACCAAATATGCCACTGCTTAACGATAGACTAAGAGAGGCATTTGTTGAGATGTATAAAAATAATGATGTGTTGCAAAATCTCTACGATAGCGCAGTAACAACATTAGCGGAGGGGACGGATGTGCCGTTACCCCCGACACAAGGGACGTTAGATATTAATGAGGTACTTAAAAGTGATTACTTTTTTGCTTAAAATCTCCAACGTGCCCCATAGGCAGTCCAAACTAAAACATTAACTAAATAGGAATATAATTTATGGCTAAAAATATTATGGTACTCGAAGGTTCAGCTCAATGGGCAAAAGTTCTTGAGCCAGATACAAAGTGGAATCCATTAGGTGACTACAGTATCAACCTTCAGCTTTCTCAAGAGGAAGCCGCAGAGATGAGTGAGCGACTAGAACAGATAGTCCAAGAGGAATTTAAAAGAGCAGTGAAAGAAAAACCACCACTGAAAAATTCTCTGACCACTCAGGATGTAGCACAAGTAGTCTACGATAAAGATACTGGTGACGATACTGGTAAAGTAGAGTTTAAATTTAAACTAAAAGCAAAGGTACAGCGCAAAGATGGTAGCTATTATGAACAAGCTCCTGCTGTACTGGATGCAAAGAAACAACCACTGCCAAAAGATATGTTAATTGGTAATGGCTCACGAGTTAAGGTAGCATTTGAACCGTTCCCTTACATCATGCAGTCAACCAAGAAGGTGGGCGTATCCTTAAGGCTTAAGGCAGTACAAGTAATAGACCTAGTTGAGTACGGTAACTCCGCAGCTAGTGTCTTTGATGAGGAAGATGGCTATGTTGCACCCCCTCCTAGCAACACAGCGTCTAACGACTCTGCAATAACAGAGGAGTTCGCAGATGCCGCTGACTTCTAGATCGACCCTAGAAGAACGAGTGCAGCTCAACCTCAAAAACCGTGGAGTAGCTTATGAGTATGAACCTTGTAAGCTACCCTACACGGTGACAAGGAACTACACACCTGATCTTAAGATTGGTGAAACGTACATCGAGGTAAAGGGATACTTTCGGCAGGACGCACAGCGCAAGATGCGTAACATGAAAGAGCAACACCCAGAGTTAGACATTAGATTCTTATTTCAACGAGCGAACAGTCCAGTGCAAGGTGCAAAGAAACGCAAGGATGGAACGAAGATGACTTGCGGTGAATGGGCTGACAAACACAACTTTATATGGGCAGAGGAGATTATCCCTGATGACTGGACATAACTGCATGAAATGTGGAGCTGAAATGTTTTGGACAGGTGATGAGACGGTAGAGGACGAGTTTGAAGAGTTCTCTATGATGACCCTTTTAACTTGTCCAGATTGTTACAGCATTTTGGAATTTTATTATGCAAAAGAGAGAGAATTATTAGATGGAGAAACAGGAGAGTGAATTTATAATGCACACTCCATGCAAGAAGTGTGGCTCATCGGATGCAAACAGCTTGTACTCCGATGGTCACACCTTTTGTTTTAGTTGTAAGCACTACGGACAATCAGATGAACAGGAGAGAATAGTGGATAATGCAGTCAAAGACGTTAACTTTAAAACGGGTGAATACAAACCGTTAGTTAAGAGATGTTTAACTGAAAAGACTACACGCTTTTGGGATTACCAAACTGGTGACGGAGTACAGGTTGCTAATTATAAAGATAAGAATGGTAAGACTGTAGCGCAGAAGCTCCGCTATCCTGATAAAACATTTGCTGTCGTGGGTGATCTGAAAGAAGCTGGTCTCTTTGGTCAAAGCTTATGGCGAGATGGAGGGCGTACTTGTGTAATTACAGAAGGTGAGATCGATGCTATGTCTGTGTCGCAAGCTTTCGATCATAAATGGGCAGTAGTATCTGTCAAGACAGGCGCAGCAGGAGCCAAGAGAGATATTAAAAAATCTATCGAGTGGCTAGAGAAGTTTGAATCAGTAGTCTTTATGTTTGACATGGACGATGTGGGACAGGAAGCAGCTCAAGAATGTGCTGCACTACTATCACCACGCAAGGCTAAGATTGCAAGGCTACCACTTAAGGATGCTAATGAAATGATTCAGGAAAGCAGACAGCCTGAATTAATCGATGCGTTTTGGGGAGCAAGAGAGTTTGCCCCCGATGGCATCATCAACGGTGAAGACTTATGGGAAGAAGTCAGCACTGAGAAAGAAGTACACACCGTACCTTACCCTTACGAGGGACTTAACAACAAGATAGGCGGTTGTCGTTTAGGTGAAATTGTAACTGTTACGGCTGGTTCAGGTTTAGGTAAGTCACAACTCACAAGAGAGTTTGCTTATCACCTTCTGAATGAAGGAGCTACGATAGGATATGTAGCACTCGAAGAATCTAGCAAACGTACAGCACAGGGGCTGATGTCCTTACACCTTAACAAACCCGTACATCTAGAAGATGTCCCAACAGACGAGCTTAGAGAGGCGTTTGACGCGACTCTAGGCACAGGGCGTGTGTTTATGTATGACCATTGGGGATCGACAGAGAGCGATAACCTATTGGGTAAGATTAGATACCTCGCAAGAGGGTGTGGATGCCAGTACATTATACTGGATCACATCAGTATTGTTGTATCAGGCATCGAGGGCGGTGATGAGAGACGTATCATCGATAACATGATGACAAACTTACGATCACTAACTGAAGAGTTAGGTATAGGTTTGATTGTTGTATCGCATTTACGCAGACCAAGTGGTGACAAAGGTCACGAAGAAGGGATTATGACATCCCTATCGCAGCTAAGAGGGTCAGCGGCTATTGCTCAACTATCAGATATTGTAATTGGCTTAGAAAGAAATCAGCAGGACGCTGAGACAAGCAACACAACTACTGTTCGTATCCTAAAGAACAGATGGTCTGGTGATACAGGTGTAGCAGGACAGCTTCACTTCAATAACCAAACAGGGCGTATGTCAGAGGAATTTGATGTACCATTTTAATCACTCCAGCGAGAGGATATATGTTAATATTTGATATAGAAACAGACGGGTTACTTGATGAAGTAACAAAGGTACATTGTATAGTTACACAGTGTACAAGAACAGGTGTTCAGTGGAAGTTCTTTGGACAAACTTTAAAAGAAGGTGTTGCATTATTAAGAGAGTCACCAGAGATAGGCGGTCACAACATCATAGGTTATGACTTACCAGTATTAAAAAAGTTGTATGACTTTGATTATAAAGGTGAGGTGTTTGATACGCTTGTGGCTTCTCGGTTAATATATCCCAACTTAAAAGAAAAAGACATTTTAAAGAGGACAGTGGACAATAGATCAATAGGTTCACATTCTCTTAAGGCTTGGGGACAACGCCTCAACTACAACAAAGGTGCTTATGGTGAGCAGGAAGACGCTTGGTCTGAGTTTACACCTGAGATGCTAGAGTATTGCGCTCAGGATGTAGCACTGAATGTAAAGCTGTACGAATTGATACAGCGCAAGCGGTACCCAGAAGAACCTATGCAGCTAGAGCATGAGATGGCTAGGCTGTTATTACAACAACAGAACATAGGCTTCCCTTTTGATGTGGAAGCTGCACAAAAGTTATATACGAAGCTCTCAGCTAGAAAGCTAGAGATTGAAACAGAATTAGTTAACACCTTAGAACCAACTATAGTTGAGCTGAAAACAAAAACAAAGACAATACCTTTTAATCCTGCATCACGACAGCAGATTGCCGATAGGCTTATGAAAAAGGGTTGGACACCAAAAGAACACACTCCATCAGGAGAGCCAAAAGTTGATGAAAAAATTCTAGCGGGTATTGAGATGCCCGAAGCTAAGTTGTTAACAGAGTTCTTAATGCTAAACAAAAGATTAGGACAATTAGGCAATGGTAAACAAGCGTGGCTCAAGCTTGAAAGGAAAGGACGAATACATGGGCGTGTTAATCACATGGGTGCTGTTACTTCTAGGTGTACACATAGTGATCCTAATGTCGCTCAAGTCCCAAGTGGAACAGCCGCCTTTGGGGAGGAATGTCGCAAACTATTTCATGCCCCGAAGGGTTACTCCTTGTTGGGGGCAGACGCTAGTGGTTTAGAGCTGCGGTGTCTTGCCCATTATATGTCAAGGTATGATGGTGGTAAGTACGGTAAGGAAATCTTAGAAGGTGATATTCATACAGCAAACCAGAATGCAGCGGGACTGGCTACACGCCCACAGGCTAAGACATTCATTTATGGTTTCTTATACGGAGCAGGGAATGAGAAGATTGGAGAGATCATTGGCAAGGGAGCGAAGGAAGG